CTGTTTAAGATTTCGTTTAGCTTTTCGTTTACGTTAAAATTACTCATAAGTTCTATTTGTTTTTGTTTTACTTTGTAAATATATAACCTTTTTTAGGTTATAAACAAGCAATTAACAATTTTAACAAAACTTTAACATTTACCAAATATGGTATTCCCCTTTGTTTGGGTCTGCTAATTGTGAAGTAAGTGCGTAACGCATTGCATCTATGGCGTGATTGTATGCATCAATTGGTTTGTTCATTTTATTACCTTCCTTGTCTGTTAGCCAAATGTAATTCCTAAGTTCATTTATTAGGTTCTTACTTCTGCTGGTTACATATACTTCATTTTGATTGATGAGGTTTATGCCATACACTATTGAATCCCTTCCTTTAGAAACAGGTAACACTTGATGACCATAACTATTTAGTTCAGCTATTGATTTAGGTTCTGCTGAATCTGCATATATAAGGTCTTTTATTTCGTGTGACTTTAGTATGTTACTTATCTCACTATTTAAAAGTCCTTTCTTATAAAGCACCTCATCAAATATGTAAGCGTTGTTCCATTTGTATAAAGCAACTAAACTTGTAGGGTCATTACTATACCCCCAGTCCATTCCATAGCAAAGTAACCTTGCTTCATCTGGTAATGTTATTTCTTTCCAATCTGTAATACAAACACCTTCTAAACTACCCACCTGACCAAGTCCATATACCTTCCACCAGTTCTCCCAATAGGTTGAAGTTAATGCTTTAGTCTTGGCTTTCTCTATTTCCTTTACAATGCTTTCTGGAAGTGCTTCATTGTCTTTATAGGTTAGCACCTCAAGTTCAGCGTCATCATCTATTAAAACCTGCTTATGCGCCCAAAATTCATTAGTAGGGTTAAAGTCAATCCATATATCACCGCTTGTTCTTATTGCTAATTGGTTGTAAGCATCAAATGGAATGTTGTTTGCTTCGTTTACATAAAGTATGTTTCTTCTTGCACCTCTTAATTTGTCAGGTTGGTCTACACTAAAGAACTCTATATAACTGCCATTTGAAAAAGAATACTTTAAGGTGGACTTATTAAATTGACTATCTCTATACCTATTGAGCATCAACAATATCTTTAAGAAGTCTTTTAAAGCACCCCTTCTTAAATGTGGTATGCTTTCAGAAACAACACTAATCTCTAAGTTAGGTTCCCTAATTGCTCTATCAATAAGCAAAGGTAGAATACCAAATGTTTTACCAGCTGATGTTCCACCCTGTACAACCCTTTTACGAGCCTTTAGACGGCTCATCTTTTCAATGGCAGTAGTTACTACAAATTCATCCATAAAGTGTCTTAGATGTCGCTTAAATTAAATATAGGCTGCTCTGTGTTTAGGGTAATGTCCTTAGTTTCTTTTGGCTTGCCTGCATAGTAATTAAAATAAAGCTGCACAAATTTAAAGTCTCCATTTGCTACACCTTGTTCTAATGCTTTATATGCTTTGTCTTCCATTGGAGATAGTTTCTCTATCATTGCTATTTCATCTGCCTTTGGTTTTCTCCCTGCAGATTTATGTCCACCGTTGTTTTTTCTATTATCCATAATTAAAAAAGATTATTAATAATTCTAATATAAAAACATTTAATTTGTCTTGATGTTAATACGCTTAATAAACCTTCCTTCTCTATCGTGCAATGTTATCTCTCCTTCTTCTGTAAACATATAAGGATTTATATATTGATTGATTAAACTTTTAATTACCGCAGGTGGTATGTTATACTTCCCTCCATTGCCTCCATTCTTTACGTAGTAGTTGTAACATCTTTCAAGTTCTTCTCTGGTCATTTAATTAATTTACAATATGCATTTGTGTATTTAAAAAACTTGACTTCCCATTCATTTACTTCTTTGTAATCATATATCCAATATTCAGCTTCATTGTTTTCTTTTAATCTTACAAATACATAGGTGTTTATGTTTTTGTCTTTTTTGTGTGCTTCTTCATTTACTAAAAAATGTGGGGCGTTGGGGTTTATTGTTTTAACGTCTATGTTTGTTTTATTTATTATTATATCTGGTTCTTTTACTGGCTTATTAGATAGCAAAGCAGCGTTCGTATGTTCTATGTCATTTTTAGCTAAGTAATATGAAAAAATCAACTCTCCCTTTAAGCCAAGAATATCTGGCTCATCACTTTTGCCAAACCTATTGTATTTATCTGTTTTATTATTTAATTCATAGTTATACAAATGCCTTAGCTTTCCTATATAAACAGCACATTCATTTATAAAGTTTGGGTATTTAATTGTTCCCTGTCTTTCCATCTCTATGTTGTTTTAATCATTTTTACCATTGCTTCTATTCTAATATGCACAAGGTCTATTTGTTCTTGTGTTAGTCCTTGTAATAGTTGTTCAACTTTACTTGTTTCTATTTTGTTTTTTTCTTCTATGTCTTCAATTAGTTTTCTGTGTTTTTGTTTTAAGTCTATAAGTTCTGTTCTTATTTGTTCATTTAGTTTTAGTATCTCTGTATATTGGTATCTGTCTTTTTCTACTGGGAACTCTTTAAATGTAAAATATAGCTTTTTAAACTTTGGTATTTTCATAGTTTGCTCAAAGTTCTTTAAGTTGTGTAATACAGAACAATGGTCTTTATTTACTTTACTTCCTATTTCTTCTAATGGTAGGTTTGTTAATTCTTTACATAGCTTATAGTAAACTGTTCTGGCAAATACATATTCATTTGTCTTTTTCTTTTTGGTTATGTCTATGTTTAATTCTGTATTTATGAATCTAATTATCTCTTTTGTCATTTTGTTCTATTGTTAAATCAAGTAATTTTTTAAATCTTACAAATTCAATTCCAAGTTTTATACCAGCACATTTTAAATATTCTTCTTCTTCTTCATAATGTCTTAAGTGTCTTTTTATAATGTTTGGAGTTGTTTCCCACATCATACTTGTTTCAATAACCCTAAGAAAGTATTCTTCTTTATCAGTCATTAATCAGTCCTTAGTTTTAAAAGGTTGTAGCACTCTATGTATCTTTCTTTTGCTTTGCCTTTGTGTATTTCTTTGAATAGCTGGTACATTTTCTTTGTGTAACTGTAATGACTTGTGCAGTCTTTTAAATACTTTTCTGCGTACTTCTTTCCATATCCCTTACAATAATTCACATTGTCTGCGGTGTCTCCTATAATCATTTGCTCATAAAAATTATACAATGCTTCTTCTTCTGTGATGTCATAAACGCATTTGTGTTTTATGTGGTAGTTGTACATCAAACAAGGGAACTGTTTATAGTCTTTATCTATACTAACAATCATTACATTATCCCTACCTATATCATTAGATAATTCATACCAATACCTTGCAACTATGTCATCTGTTTCTATTCCGTGACCATATATAGAATCATAATGTTCTTTAACCCAAGCGTGCATTTCATTCAATAAGGGTGGCTTAGGTGTGTTTATTCTATTGGCTTTGTACTTTGGGGTTATTAGTTTCCTAAAGTTTCCCAAAGAGCCGTTAAATACCTTTACTTCATCTATTGGGTATAGTTCTTCTAAGTCATTTATAATTTTCATAAAGACCTCATCAAACTTCCCTGTGATGTCATCCAAGTTATTAAAATATGGAGTATCTTCTGGGTTTTCTCTTTTTTTGTAGCAGCTTGAAAATATCAAACTGTCTGCATCAAACAATAGAACCATAATGTTTCTCTAAAATAATGTTTTGCAATTCCTTTTCTGTTCTTTCATTTAGCATAAAATCAACACAATGCTCACCAATGTATATTCCATTTATGTCAAACCTACCATAAGAAGGTGGCGTTTCATAATCTCCTAATTCCCCTTCTTCATATTTTCCAACTACAATAAAGTTGATTCCCTCATAATTTAATTCTAATTCTTCCATCTTATTTGTCTTTTAAATACGTTAATACTTTCTTTAGGTTCTTAGAACTTAGGTTTCTTTCAAATGTCTTTGCTATGTATATCTCATCTTCTAATATTTTAATAGCTTGTTCTTTGTCTGTGTCTTTGCCAAAGTCTGTGAAGTTAGCCTTTGTTTCCATAAAACTGTAAAATTCTTCCATTTGTCTGTTTTTTAATATATGTAAATATAAACATTATTTTAACATAACAATACAAAAAAAGGGAAAAATTAATTTCCCTCTTTAAAGTCTTTAACCTTTTGGTCTCTTATCTCCTTAACATAAGCGATCTCCCTTTCTATATAATCTTTAGCTTTATAT